GGTGCATGATGATCTTGTCGGCGTTGATGCCGAGGCCGCCGACCGACGTCATCCAGCAGATCCAGACGTCGGTCGGCGGCCTCGGCATCAACGCCGACAAGATCATCATGCACCCCCGCCGGTACGGCTTCTTCAGCGCCGGCCTCGACTCGCAGAACCGGCCGCTGCTCGTCCCTGACGCGGGCGGCCCGTTCTTCAACGCGATGGCGGACGGCGGCGACGTCGCCACCTACGGCTACACCGGCACCCGTATCCAGGGGCTGCCCGTGTTCACCGACGCGAACATCCCGACGAACCAGGGCGCCGGCACGAACCAGGACGTGATCATCGTCCAGGCTTCGAGCGTCGTGCACCTGTGGGAGCGCCCGCAGGACCCGGTCACGCTCGCGTTCGAGCAGCAGGCCGGCAACGCGCTGCAGGTGCAGCTGGTCGCATATGGGTACGCCGCGTTCACCGCGGGCCGCTACCCCGCCGCGAGCGGCACCATCACCGGCACCGGCCTCGTCCCGCCGACCTTCTAGGCCGACTGGGCGATCTGACCGTGGGGCGAGCCGCGGCCGCTATGACAGCGGCCGCGGCTCGCCCCGCACAACCATCGAACGGAGGACGCCGACATGGCGGACAAGAAGAACTTCTTCGCGGAGCAGGGCCACGAGGATCCCGAGTGGGCGATGGAGCGTCACACGGAGGACCTCGAGCGCGAGATCGAGGGCGCGAAGGTCCGTGGCGACAAGGAGCAGGCCGACAACGCCGCGAAGGCGCTGGCCGCGCTCGGCCACAAGAAGGAGACGCGGCCGCGCGCCGCAGCAGGCGAGGAGCGGTAACCGATGGCGAACGTCGCCGTCGGCACGTCGGCCACGCAGATCCTCGCCGCGAACACGAACGTGGCGCAGCGCAGCGCCGTCGTCATCCAGAACCTCGGCCCGAACGCGATCACGATCGGCGTCGACAACACCGTCACCACCGCGAACGGGATCACCGTCCCGACGAACGGCGTGCTGACGCTCACCGCAGGGATCAACGGGACGCTGTTCGCGATCGCGGCGACCGCCAACCAAGTGTCGCCAGCCGACACGCGGATCCTCGTCGAAACAGCCGGCCAGTAGGAGGCCATCCATGACGCTAGACCCTGCACCCGTCCGGGCGGCGGAAACCGATGATGAGCAGCCCGAACCGGGCGAGATCATCAAGACCCCGAACGGCAACATCGTGATCGGCGTCCCGACAGCCACGGCCGACGCCGAGTCGCCCGTGCCGAGCGGAGGGTCGAACTAGTGGCCGTCACCGCCAACATGTATCCGATGGTCCTGACCACGACCTGGAACAAAGAGGCGAACCTCAACTCGGACGCGATCAAGTGCGCCCTCACGAACACGGCGTACACCTATGCGGCGACACACAAGTACTTCGACGCCGCGCCGTTCAACGCCGCGTTCACCGAACTCGCGACGGCGAACGGATACACCGCTGGCGGCGTCGCGCTCACGAGCCCGGCGACGACGAGCGCGCAGACGACGAGCTGGACGGCCAGTAACGCCGTGTGGACGTCGACGGGCACGCTCTCAGCGGTCGCCGCGGTCGTCTATGACTCGTCGCCGGCGTCGAACAAGCCGCTCGTCTCGTTCGTCCAGTTCGGCGGCACCGTCACCGCGCCGTCGGGAGCGACGATCACGATCGCGTGGAACGCCTCGGGCATCATCACCGTGGCGGTGACGTAGATGGCCGACGCGATCTATGTCTGCCAGAACACCGTCTTCTCGGCAGCAACTGGCGCGAAAACCGTCCTGAACATCATCGCCGGCGCGAACCAGCCTGTCCAGATCATCGAGTGGGGCATCAGCTTCGACGGTACCGCCGCAGCGTCGGCTACGGTCAACCTTTGCCAGTCCACCCAGGCCGGCGCAGGCACCGCTGGAGCGTCGCCGCCGGCCGTCGTGCAGGTGACCGGCCGTGCGATCACTGCCCAGTTCACCGTGGCGCACAACTACACGGCAGAACCGACGGTGCTGACGGTGATCGAGCCCTATCTCGTCAGCCAGTTCGGCGGCCAGTTCGTGAAGCAGTACCTGCCAGGCCGCGAACCGGAAACGGACCTGTCCGGCGGGACAGTGAAGTCGCTCGCGATCAGGGTGAACACGGCGTCGACGGTGAACGTCCTCGCCTACGCCTACGTCACCGTCGGTGCGTAGTGGCGGTCGCCTTCGTCAAGGCGCTCCAAGCCGCGGGCGGTACGAGCACCGTCAACTCGACAACGATCGCCGTCACCACGAACGGCGCCGTCGCCGCCGGTAACCACATCATCGGCTTCTACACGAACCGCCTCACAAACGCGACGACGCTCGCGAGCGTCGCAGCGACAGGAGCGACGTTCCAGGTCGACGGCACGGCGAGCGGCGCGGCCGGAACGACAGAAGGGTGGGGCATCTTCTCCGCCTACTTCCCGAGCGGCCTCGCGTCGGCGACGACGATCACCGCGACGCTGTCGCTGGCGTCTACGCGCAAGACGATGTCGTGCTTCGAGTTCTCGGGCCTCGCCTCGACGAGCTGGGCCTACTCGCCGGCCGTCTCTGGTAACGGGAATCCGGCGCCTGCGTCTCCGGTCACCGTCGGCACGCTCTCTGGCCTGACGGCGGGCGATCTCGTTGTCAGCGTTACGCAGTACAACAACAGCACCGGCACGATCGGCCAGATCGCAGCTGGGTCGGGGTGGACGACGCCGACAGCGGCGACGGGCGGCAACTCGATCGTCGGCGCGAGTTCGTGGGACGAGTCATTGTTCCAGTACATCGCCGGTGTCGCTGGCACGAGCCAGGCAGTGACGTTCACGTGGTCGGTCGATAACTCCTACGCGGCTGGCGGCGTCGCCTATCACCAGGCTTCGTCCGCCGTTGTGATGCCGCCCCGGCCCGTCATCGCGACCGCGCGGACCATCCCTGTGGCTACTCAGCCGCTGGTCGGATGGCGATAGATGGCTGTCCTGATCGCCCACCGGCCGCCGAGCGTCGCGGCGAACCAGACCGTATCCCCTCCAGCAGCGACAGCGAGTGCGTCGGCGCCCGTCCCGACGATCACCGTCACCCTCCCAGCGCCCGCAGCGACCGCGACGGCGAGCGCGCCGACACCGACGCTGCAGGTGACGCTCTCCCCGCCCGCCGCCACGGCGAGCGCGTCCGCGGCCACGCCGACGCCCGCGATCGGGTTCACGCCGCCCGCTGCGACAGCGAACGCGACAGCCCCGACGCCGACGCCTGCGCTCCGCTTCACACCTCCCGCCACGACCTCGAGCGCGTCCGCGCCATCGCCGGGGCTCGGCGTCACGATCAACCCGCCCGCCGCGACAGCGAACGCGACAGCGCCCGTCCCGATCGTCAGCGCCGGCCAGGTCGTCAGCCCGCCAAGCGCGACGGCTACAGCGTCCGCTCCCGTCCCGTCGATCGCAGTCACCTTCAACCCGCCCGCCGCGACAGCAGCGGCCTCTGCCAAGACGCCTGCGCTACAGATCTCCATCCCGCCGCCGGCCGCGACGGCGACCGCGTCAGCTCCCATCCCTGGCACTGTCGGGGACAGGATCCAGGTGCGTCTCTCGCCTGCGACCGCGACCGCTGCGGCGAGCGCCCCAACACCGACCGTCGCCGTAGTGACCGGCGCGCACATCGTGACGGCGGCGCTCACCGGCTATGTGCAGGTGGGCGCGCAGGACGGCGTCACGGCCGGAGCGACCGGCGCGCCCGGCGTCGGCGCAGACGCAGACCCGGCTACGGGTGCGACTGGACAGCCCGGCGTCGGCGGCAGCGGAATCGTCAACCTCTAACCCCCGAGAGAGCGAGGACCCGATGACGAACCTCACAGACGCTGCGGTGCAGCGGATGCTGCGCGACGCGCAGACCACGCCCGCGCCGCAGGTCGGCCCGGTCGAGCATCACATCGGCGGCCAGATCAACGTCGGCGACATGGTCATGCCCGACGGGTCGCAGGTGAAGGTGCTCAGCATCGCCCACCCGAGCGGCCATGCATGGATCACGAAGCTGCCGCTCGCCGCGGCGCAGACGATCGCGAAGGAACTGCAGAAGCCGCCGCGACTGCCGAACGGGGCGCTCTAACCCGTGGCCGCGAGCACCCTCTACGTCGGCGACCAGAACCCGACGCTACCCACGACCGTCAAGGACGGGAACGGGAACGTGATGGACCTGACCGGCTACCTGTCCGTCACGTTCGCGCTGGCCTACGCCTACGGCACGACGACGCTGTTCAAAGCCGCAGGCGCGTTCGCGAGTCCGCGCACCAGCGGCGGAGTCACCTACGCGCTCGGCGCGCTCGACCTGTCGGGTGCGACTCCGGGCCGGTACGTCGGCCAGTGGATCCTGGTCGACGCGAACTCGAAGCCGCAACACGTCGACGCCGGCATCTTCGACGTGAAGGTGGGGTACTAATGACCGACGCGATCGTCACCGTGCTCGAGCCGTGGGCGTTCACGACCGAGGCGAAAGTGAAGCAGCAGGGCAGCGGCATCGCCCCGACAGACTCGTCGCAGGACGACAACCTCCGCTTCCTGATCAACGCCTTCAGCGACCTCGCGATGCGCTACAGCGAACGCGAGTTCCGAACGACGGCGACGAACCCGGCGACACGGACGTTTCCCGTCGCGCCTTACAAGGTGTGGGGCGCCGACGCCGGCTACGTCGACTTCGGCCGCTACGACGCGCAGACCGTCACCGGCGTGGTGATCAACAGCCAGGCGCCCGGGGCGACGACGACGCTCGACCTGACGCAGTACCAGCCCGTCCCGGTCGAACGGTGGGACGACGTCTACACCGGCCTGAACATCACCGGGTACGTGATCGCGTCGGCGAGCCTGCCAGGCATCGCGGTTACCGCTGACGTGACCGGGAACTGGGGATGGGCAGCGGTGCCCGACATCATCATCCGCGACTGCGTCGAGACGGTGAAGACATGGTTCCGGATGGGATACCAAGTGAAGAGCGGCCAGTCGATCCCGGGCGCGGTCGCGGCCGAATCACAACTTTTCCCCGCCGACCTGCCGAACAGCGTGAAGACGCACCTCGACGCCTTCAAGACGATCACGGTGTTCTGCTAGTGGCGAGCATCCACACCCACGTCGAGACGTTCGGTCTCGCGGAGAGACTTGACCTGGTTACGAAGGTGACCGCGAAAGCGGCGATGCGGAGCGCGACTAGGCGTGTCACGGCTCGAGGCCGTACCCTCGCGCGTGGAATGGCGCCATCCAAGACAGGCATCGGCAAAAAGGGCATCGTCTCCAAGAATCGGTCGGCTGGGACGCTGTTCATCGGGCGCGTGTATCCATCCGGCCCGCACGCCCACATCATGAAGTGGCAGGATCAGGGCACGGGCGAGAGACACAAGCGCGACGGCCAGCCGACGGGAGAAATCGAGCCGCAGTACTTCTTCGAGCGGGCCAGCATGATCCTCGACAAGGAAGCCCCGGGCATCTTCGACGACGCGATCAGCGCGGCGCTTGCGGGGATCATATGACAGTCACGACGAGCCTCAACCTCGCCGCCGTCCGCAGCGGCATCGCCCAGGTCATCAAGGCGGGCATCCCCGAGATCGTGAAGGTCACCCGCCATGTGGGCTACACGGAGAGCGTCAACAACTTGCCGCTGGCAACGATCTCGCGTGGCGAGATCCAGGGACAGGACATCACGCTGCAGGGCGAAGCGGCGGACGCCCAGCTCGGCGGGTATGACCACCTGGTCACGTGGACGATCAGCGTCTACGCGACGTTCCAGACGGTCGTCGAGGCACAGGAGTTGGACGACATCCTCGCCGGCCGGTTCCTCGACGCTTTCAACGGCAACCGGCTGATCGACCCGAACGGTCCCGGGGCGGTCGACTCGTCGCGCGTGCCGCTGATCGTCCCGTTCATCGTGGACGAGGAACACGCGCCGCTGTGGCTGTCTGAAGTCACCCTTCGCACGTTCATCATCTCGAGCCTCTAGGAGCAGCCGATGCTGTGGATCCTCCCCGACCCTGACCTGGTCACGAGCAGCGGCGAACAGGACGTGCCCGACCTCGGCCTCGTCGTCCCGTGCCGGCTCGCCGACACGTCTCATACCCGCAAAGACCTCGAGGCGCTGATCAAGCAGACCGGCGCCCCGCTCATCGTCAAAGACGTGAAGGATGGTGGTGACTGATGGCCGTCGCAGGCGGTTACGTGCAGCTGGCGGTCGAGACGACGCCGAACGGCGAGCTGAACCCGTCGACCGTCTCGTCGACCGTGTTCTACCACCCATATCAGCAGCGGCAGTGGGACATCCCGCTGCTGCTCGACGACCGCACCGACGAACTGCGCGGCGTCACCGACAACGTGCAGCAGGACGTCGTCGGCTATGACACGCAGCCGTGGAGCGCGAACCTTCGCCTCTACCCGAACCTGTTCGGCCTATTGATGTGGGGGTGCCACGGCGCCGGCACGTTCACGGCCGGGAACGGCGTGATCACCGACCCCGCAGGCGTCGTCATGCCCGCCGGTACGAACAGGTGGGTGTGGACGGCAGGCACCAACAATGGCCCGGTCAGGAGCCTGCAGATGCAGGTCACCTACCCCGACCAGTCAGTATTCCTGATGCAGAAGGGGTGTGTCGTCGAGCAGCTCCAGGTGAGCTACAACGGCGAGGTCGCGCTGATGAACGCGACCGGCCACGCCCTCTACAGCGTGCAGCAGGCCGACCCGGCGCTTACCCCGACGTATGACGCGCTGACGGTGAAGCCGTTCCTGCGGTCGATGATGGTGCAG